AGGCGTTGAGAAAAGCCGGTAATCTTCGTTTAGAGGACAGAGATATTGTTACTGTTAGAGTCGGGTAATGAAAAAGCTCTCTAAATATCTTGAGCAAATCGGTCACGAAATTCACGACAAAGGCTTCGTAGATGATGCGGGTACGATTCGACCTATAACGCGGGATGAGGCGTTAGCTCGTGAAATTTGGAAACGAGCATTAGGTTATGTAAAGGAAACGACAAATTCAGACGGGTCTGTATCGAATCGTTATTTTCCTCCTGATCCAAAGGCTCAGGCGTTTATCTTTGAACGTCGAGAAGGTAAGTTTATTACGCCGACAGACGAGAAATCAATTACCTTGTTAGAGAAAATCTCGGAAATCGCTAAGGACCAAGCAAATAAAGTGGCTGAAGAAACTGTAGATGATCGAAATAGTATCTAAACTTGAACTATCTACTCCTTTCCCTGATATTAAACCACTATGGAATGATCCAAAGACAGGGATAAAGATTCCTAAAGACCCAATAAAGAATATTCTGTGGCGAATGGAGCTTTTAAAACGGGCAGAGAAGGATCGAGGATTTCAGGTTGAACTTTATACGGCGGCTAGTCAGTCGCTTTTGTTCTTTGTTAATACTTTTGTCTGGACATATTGTTTATTTCGGGTTGATTCTAAGGGTAATCGATATCAGGTTCGTCCGAATGAGGCCCACTTACCTTTTGTTACTTGGGAAATTCAGGATGAGCATTTAACCGAGATTGAAAAAGCAATCGATATAGGTTATGATCTTTTAACTGATAAATCGCGGGATATGGGTGCGACTTGGGATCATGTTGTAGCGATTTATAAGAAATGGTTGTTTGAAACAGATCGAAGTTTTCTATTGCTTTCAAGAAAAGAAGAATGTGTTGATTCAACAGGAAAAAAGGGGTTCGGTAAACCGGCTGACCCCGGTACTCTATTCGGTAAGGTTGATTACATAACGGAATGGTTGCCTGATTGGATGCGACCGGCATATACTCGTACAACTATGCATTTAGTAAATTTGAATACCCATTCTCGAATTGATGGGGAGTCGGCCAATGCAAGTGCAGGTTCGTCCGACCGCCGAACTGCTATTTTACTTGATGAAATGGCTAAAATGGATGAGGGCGAAGCTATTAAACGATCAACTCGTGATGTAACGGCATGTCGATTGGCTAATAGTACACCTAATGGACCGGGAACGGCTTTTTCACTCTGGCGATTGAGTGGGGCTGTAAAAGTTTTTGTTCTTGACTGGAGCGATCATCCCGAAAAAGGGGCCGGTCGTCATATTGTCACAAATGAAATTACGGGAAAATCTGAAATTCGCTCGCCCTGGTTCGATATTGAAGAAACAATACGAACTCCGAAAGAAATGGCTATTGAAATTAAAAGAGATCATATCGGATCGGGGGAAAATTTCTTCGAACTATCAACCCTTGCAAAACACAAGAAATTATTTGCGTCGAAACCGCCTGTTTCGACTGGATATCATATAGTGTTTAAACGGGATATTGCAGTTAAGCAAATGCCAAGCATTATTCATAGAAATTTACTTGACGTTATTGAAATGCGGCGTATATTGAATGGTCCGTGGACATTTTTTACGCATTTGGTGGCCGGTAGGCCGGATCAAACTTTAGATTTTGTGTTTGGTATAGATATTGGCAAGGGAATGGGAGCAAGTAATTCTGTTATTTCTGTAGGTTGTATACAAACTCGTAGAAAAATTGCAGAGTGGGCGAGTGCCAACTTTGCCCCACATGATTTTGCTTTAATTGCTGCTGCTTCGGCAATTTGGTTCGGCGGTTCGCAGCGTGGGCACAGGCCGTTTATAATTTGGGAGGCTAACGGCGATCCGGGCATTTATTTCGGGAAGATGCTTGTTCGTGAATTGCAGTATCCAAACTATTACTTGGATCGACATACCGTTAATAAAATAGGTGTTAAAAGGCCAAGACAATATGGCTGGCATAGTTCATCTGATAAAAAAGACGAATTACTTAGCGAGTATCGTCGGGCATTGGACCACGGTACATTCATTAATCCATCGTTACTGGCTCTTAATGAGGCCGAAACTTATGTGTATTTTTCTGGTGGACGAATTGGACCCGCTTCATTGCAGAAAGAAAATGAATCTGCTAGAAAAACTCATGGCGACCGAGTAATTGCCGATGCTCTTTGTCATTTTGGAATGCAGCAATCCGGGATAAAAGTGTGTAGAACACTAGAAGCACCGAAAAACTCGTTTGGGGCACGGTATCGAAAACATATGGATCGACAAAAAGCTGTTAAAGCAGGTAAGATTTGGGATTTTAGGGGGTTTAGAGGGTAAGATTAAATGAACTTAGCTGCTACCACATTACAGCAATCAGCTACAGCGGGTTTTAAAAGACTTCGAAATTTCCGTGCAGCACGGTTAATGTTCATAAAGGCTTATTGCGGACAATATTATAACAATGATTTTGGTATTCTTGGCTCAGAGCCGCTTAATCTTGCTTTTACTGCGATTCGTGCATTAGTTCCGAATCTAGTTACCCGAAACCCTAAAAATATAGTTGGCTCTGATTATTTGATGTATCGTCCTTACGGGAAATTAATGGCCCTCGCTTTAGATTATCTTTCTAAAAAACAAAAACTACCTGAAATCTTACAACAGGGTTTGGTAGATGCTATTTTTACAATGGGTATATTTAAAGTCGGATTAATGACTTCTGATTCGCTCGTTTACTTTGGTGATGAGGGAGTTGATCCAGGTCAGTTGCTTATTGATACGGTCGATTTTGATAACTTCACTTTTGATCCTGACGCTAGAAAAATAGAAAAGGCATCGTTTATTGGTGAAAAGATACGGGTCGAACGGGACGAAATATTAGAATCCGGGTTATATGACAATAGTGTGATTGAAAAATTGCCATCTTCAACTGATGGGGAATTAGATCAATCAAAAGGAGTGCATAGTTTATCGGATAGCCGATCAAATCTGCGAACGACTGATAAATTACATGATTATATTGATTTATTAGAATTATGGTTGCCCGGCCCCGATGTAATAGTTACTTTACCATTTACCAGTTCGACAAGTGGAAAATTCGCACGAGAAGAAACATTCAATGGGCCGGACGATGGGCCATATGTTAAATTAGCGTTGACCCCACCTGTACCCGATAATCCGATACCCGTTCAGTTGGCCGGGGTTTGGCATGATCTTCATACAATTGGTAATCGAATCGCAAAAAAGGCATTGGATCAGGCTGAGGCACAAAAAGATATTCTAGGGTATCAAGGACAAAATGCTGATGATGCCCAAGAGATTGTTGACGCTAAAAATCTTGCAGCAATTAGAATGGATGATCCTAATAGTGCTAAAATGTTTTCGGTTGGGGGGCAGAATCCGCAAAACGTGCAAATGACGGCTCAGATATTAGCGTGGTTTGACCAGTTTAGTGGCAATACAAGTATGCTTGCCGGTACTCGTATGGAAACAAATGTAGCAACTGTAGCTAATATTCTAAATCAGGGTGCCGCAACGGGTATAACTTATATGAAGGATCAAGTTTACGCGGCAACACAACAAATAATGCGAAAGTGTGCATGGTATTTGCATACTGATCCGCTTATTAAGATGCCTTTGATTCAGCGGAGGGCTATTCCTGCTGAATATGATATTTCACCCGAAGAAATTCGAATGGTCAGTCCTGCACGAGTCGAAGAAACTCAGATATTTTTGACGCCTGAAATGCGTAGTGGTGATTTTCTTGATTTTGCCTTCGATATTGAACATGATTCAATGGCTCCGATTAACTGGCAGCTTAGATTACAGCAATTGGATATCCTAGCTATTAAAGTTATTCCGGCAGCCGCTCAAGCCGCCCAAATATGTGCTCAAGTGGGAACGCCATTTAGTTTTTCGCGGTTTGTTACGCGATACGCGAAACTAATGAATATAGATTGGATTGATGAAATTTTCCAAGACCCTGAATTAATCAATCAGATGGCAATTGTAGCCCGAATGGGGCCGCAGCCTCAAAATACAGGTATGCAACAGGGTGGAGGGGCTGTGGTCGGGCAAACGCCCTCGTCAACTCAGACGCAACAGAGGCAAGAAGCCCAGGTTGGGGCCAATCAATCACAGCGAGAATTGCCTGTGAGGGAGAGATAACGTGCCGAGATATTGTTTTAAATGTACAACTTGTGGTAAACAAAGCGAAGTAATCCGCCCCATAAAGGATTATAAATTACCAGAGATGTGTGAATGCGGCAAACAAATGTTTCGTGATTTAAAAGCTGAACATAGTTCGGTTCGTGGTGATTACAACGAACCTATTGTGAGCGATAGTATGGCTTTTGATGCTATTGATCTAGCGGAGCATCGGAGGCGATTTCCTAATATAGATGTTGTGGTAGATCATGCTCGATCTGCCCGACCTGTATTTAAAAATCTTTCACAAAAGAGAAAATACCTTAAAGCAAGAGGTTTTGTTGATTGTAATTCTTATGTCTAAAATTCGACAGACGGGAACCTACCTCACTAAAAAGTGACAGCGACCCCAAAGGAGAAAGAAAATGCCTGATGAGTTGAAAAATGCCGATGGATCAGATCAAGCTGCGGACGATACCTCAACCCTTGAGACTGAACTTAAGGCGAAGATGGAAGCCCTTCGGGACGATGTTCAAGATGGTAGCGGTGATTCCAATGTGGTGAAAGATGATGATGCTGGAACGAAAAAAGACGAGTCTAATACAGAGGATGAAGCTGGTGGAAAGAAGGATGACGCTGGTACAAAGAAAGACGAATCTCCATTACTTCCTTCTGGTCATAGACGAGCAGCCTTAGCTCGTGGTTATACGAGTGAGGAAGTGGATCATTATCTTGAAACCAAACCCGATGAGGCTGTTGCACGGTTTGAAGAAATTTTCAATGAATGGCAGACAGAAAACTCACGTTGGTCAGATCGTGGCAGGCAGCTACATGCTGCTGGACAGGCGGCTAAAGAAGGTGGAGATAAAGGTAATAAATCATCCGAAGCTCTCCCTCACTTTGATGCCGAAGCATTAATTTCAGAACACGGTAATGAAGATTTAATTAATGCTTTAGTTACCCCACTTAATGCAACGATTGACCGTGTGAATGCTGCTACTGAACGAATCTCTCATTCTGAGGATTTTTTGCGGAATACAGAGCAGAATGCTTTGACAATCACTACACAGAATTTCCTCAAAAGTAAAGAGATGGAACCCTTTAAAGATACATATGGAACTGAAATTAAGGATTTAACGGATGAGCAAGTAAAGAACCGTATGGAATTATTCGGAGAGGCTGATATTCTTGTAGCTGGTGCAAAAGATCACGGTAAGGATATTACGGTTCAGGATGCCTTAGAACGTGCCCATATAATTGTTTCACAGGGTACACGAGATGAAGGCATTCGACAGTCTATTCGTAAAAGTCTAAAAAAACGGACAAAGACTACAAGAACTTCACATCAGCAAACATCTTCTACGGATGAAAATCAGCCGATTTCGGATAAGGAATTAGAAAAGCGGACTAGCGAAAGATTACGAGCATTAAGAAATAAGTAATATAAAGGAGTTTCAATATGGGCGTTGCAATGGAAGATCATTTGGACTTGCTGCGAACTACTCTAAAAGACCTTCCGAAAAATCGGTTTGAGGTCATGTGGACATATCAGCGGTATGAGTTCAATAGAATTTTTGCTGAGAAGAAATTGACGGTTGATGGCGGCACATCCGTCAAGCGTAATGTTGTGTTGGATCATACGGGACAGGCTAAGTTCCGTCAGATGTTCGATGTGGATGCGGTTAATGTCGCCCATGTCCACAAGGAAATTGATGTGCCGTGGACGCAGTTGAGCACTCAGTATGCTTGGGATGAGGTCGAACTGCTGACGCAAATGAACTCGACAAAGGGTTATATCAGTCTCATTAAGACCCGCGTTAATGATTCTCTGTGGGCTTGGGCTGATCTGATCGAGGAACGCGGTTGGCAGACTCCAACAAGTGCTACTGATAGCCTCTATCCTTACGGTGTGCCTTATTACTTGAATAAGTTGACGGCTGCACAGTCAACCGCCGGAACATCTGGATTCGCCGGTCAGACAATTGTTTACGGCGATGGAAGTACGGGTACGACCTGTGCGGGTATCAATGCGGCTACTGAGTCGAAGTGGCGTAACTATGCCGATACCTATACGGTTGTCGATAATTCGCTGTTGAAGAAGTTCCGCAAGGCTTTCCGGCTGACGCGGTTCTTCCCGCCTCGATTTATTAACAATCCTGGTCAGGATGCAGAAGTTGATCGTTTGGTTTATGCTCCTGGCGATGAGTACGATGCTCTCTGCGATCTGCTCGATAAGCGGGATGATCGTAATACACCCGTCGATCTGATGGGTGGTGTGCGAGTGCGTATTAACGAAAACGGTGTCCCGTTTGTTAATGGGCATCCAATAGTTTACATTCCTTATCTGGATGATGATAGCGATGGCCCGATCTTTGCTGTTGATTGGGCGAAAATGCGTACTGTTGTTCAGGATGGTTATTGGATGAAGGAAAAGGAAGCGATGCAGAGTCCGACACAGCATACTGTCGCTGTTGTTTATGTTGATGGTCGTTGCTGTATCTTATGCCTCAACCGCCGCACCGCCGGTTTTGTTCTTCATGTCGCTCAGGAATAAGATTAATAAAGAAATAGAAGGAGTTATAAAGTGAGTAAAGGAAAAGCAAGAACTAAGTTGCTCGACCATTCGGCTGGTTTGGTCGAGGGCAGTTCGGGTGGATCGAGTTGGGGTTTTCTGTATCAACTTTCGGCAGTGAAGCATCCTGACTATAACATCGGCGACCGGGTG